CTTTTGGTTTTTGGCATCTTTTAGTTTTTTAATTTCTAAATCACAATAGTGTTTTATTTTTTCTAAGTCTTCAATACCATTTTTACTTAAATATCTACAAACATATTTTACAACGTTACCTTGAAAAAAAGATAAATTATTTTTTGAAATAAATTCATAGGGTTGAATGTGAAACGATTTATAATGAGATCCCCCAATTTGCTTGTCTTGTGGGAATGCTTCATCAAATATACTTTTATTTGTCATAGTTAGCCTCGTAGAGTTTATAGTATTTTCCTAATGGAAAATTATATTGATGATAGGTGCCCAGCAGATGGAGTGTTTGTTTAGATCTGGTGGCCCCTGTATACCAAACTCTAAGTTCTTTTACCTTATCTGCTAAATTCTTTTTTTCAAAGTGTGATGGGAAGTTGCATTTACTGGCCAGGACAACATTGTCTGCTTCTCCGCCTTTGACTTGATGTATTGTATCTATAATAATTCTAGGAGGTTGTGTTAAATCCACACCTTCACTCATTAGTTTTTGAAAATATTGTTTATCCTTATCTTTAAATTTTCTTTTAAACATAATATTCCAAGGACCTTTTTCATCTCTCATACCACATCTGAGATGTAATTCATCAAAATTAAATACTTGATTAGCATGAGCAAAACTCCATTTTTTACTGTCCGCTGACCGGTAGCCGTGGTCTATGTTTAATAAATACTCATACATAGTTACCGCTTCTTCTCTACTAATACTACCACCGTTACAAATTTTTTCCCAATGTTGAATAGCGTAATACTGGTTTGGATCAAATGATTTATTATTCTTTTGGTCTTGGTAATATAAACCTAAATCTCTAGCCTCCTGCTGCAGCTCCCTTTTCACATCGTTAATTCTAGCTAATACCATCCAATCGCCTTCTAACTCCCAAGGTATTTTCTTTAAACCATTCCACCTGTAAATGGCTCCTTCTTTACCGTTGGATAAAAATTCTTTTTCTACTCTATTATCTCCCATAGTTTTTAATAAACAGTTAGAAAAGAAATGAACGTTCTTATTTAATCGTACTGATTTTTTTAAAATTAAAGATCGACCAGGGAAGTCTTGAAACAATCTTACATCAGCGCCATTCCACTCATAGATTGCTTGGTCATCATCTCCTGCAATATAAACTCTGTCTACAGCTCTAGCTAACTTGACCACTAAGTCCCACTGCAACGGTGTTAAATCCTGAGCTTCATCCACCATTAATACTTTAAAAGGTATTGAGACACCATCATCAATAAATTTTTGTACCATATCTGTAAAATCTAATCTGTCCGGTGTCCGTCCTCCGCCTTCCATTTCCATTGTTTTAAATTGCTCGTAACCTGCAATAATAGATTTGAATTGCTGTAACCTTACCGCTTTTCGTGTTTGTTGTTTATACAACCACACTGGATCCACCTTCATGTTTCTAGCTCTGTCGTAAATTTGTAAGGACCAATTATTATAAACTTTGGCATCATCGTAGTTTTCTTTATAATTAACTTTTACAGTTCCGTATTGAGTATGGAACATTAATAGATCTGCCTTAGGATCTAGAACGGGAATTTCAGCAAACTGTTGTCTTGCCAAAGAATGTAGCGTTCTAAAATATTTGAAATCGTCTTCGTCATATTCTTTAAATCTTTTTCTAACTCTAGCCACACATTCGTTAACGGCTTTGTTAGTGAAGGAGATATAACAGATTTCATCTGGGCTGTAACCTTGTTTAAGATATCGTTGCACCCTTTTTAAAAGGTTCTCGGTCTTACCTGTTCCTGGTGGTCCAAAGATTTTAATTGTCTTCCCACGCAGCTTTTGCTTTAACGAATTTGACATCTTTATTTTTATGTTCTGTTTGTTTTGGCAGCGCAACTACCCAATGTCTGCTGCTAATGTTTTGAAATTTTTTCTTAGGCATAGCCCCACCTTGTTCTAAAAATCTCGTACATTCTTTTTCATTCCAATTATAACCCATCTTTTTCATGAAGGATCTAAAGGTTTCTAGCTTAAATCTCATTTCATTCTCATCCCTCCAGATGTTACCAGAATCAATTTGATCAAACTCAGTAGTGTCTTCTATATCTTCTAAGAACCTACTCATTCTAGAATTAAATACATCATCTCTCTCTTCGCCTTCATCGAAACCTTCCATGTCTTGTTTGTTAGTTATTAATTCATCTAACCAATCTCTGTATGGATCTGGATCTCTTTTACTAGGTTTCAAAGGTCGCCAAACAATATCATAGTTAAGTAAAGCTTCTCCCAATAATTGTTGTTGGTATAATTGTTTAGTGGATAATCTAATAGACTTACCTTGAATAGGAAGTATCCAATAAGGTTCTGGATATGAATTGACCTTCAGAAGTTTACCTACTTCAGGCATAGCTTCATTTGCACCAATACCAAATTTTCTACGAACACAGGTACTAGATACACAATGCATTCTTGCTATCGATGTTTTACATTTGTAAGCATATTCTTTATTCTCCACACCTTTAAAAATATTATTTAACTCCTGCGGGTGTAAAGGTTCTGAACAAACTTTAGTCATCATGTTTCTAGTCCAATCTTCATACATAACTGGATCCGGATTAATTTTTTTAGCTAAAACTGCTACGTTAAACATAGCATCATTACGACCTTCACCTTTTTGAACTCTATTTTTCATAAAGTTAATTACACAAGGTGGGTAGTCTTTAGTTTCGTCATCTTGAAATATTTTTAATTTTTTAAAATCTGCAGGTTTAAGTCTGTGTGGTTTTACGAACTCGAATAAATTTTCTAATTTAATTGAATTACCCTCGTCATCCATTGCTACTCGGGTAGTCATGTGAGCTTTTTGGTAAGGTAGGTTTACAAAATTACCTTTTCTTTTTTGGTTCCAATCTTCAGGAGTTAAATCAACTTCATCTTGTGCAGGATAAATATCTGTAGTGGTGTCATTCACACCTAAGTCAGATGCAATCTCAATTAATTTCCTACGCATTGCTGCAGCAGGAACTATACCATCAATAAATAAAATTAAATGGAGTCCGTTGGATTTTGATCGGAATGGGATGAGTGGGTACTTCCTTTTCCGTATAACTGATATAACTTCCTTATGTTGTATATTGTAGCGATCAACATCAATGACCCCCCAACTACATGTATTATCATCTCTGATAGGAACACTTCCATAATATTTTTCTCCTTTTAAATGTTGAACCCAATGCTCCTTAGTCATGGGTTTAGGTTCCACCCAATGTTTAAATTCTTGCTTACCATCACGGCCACGAGTTTGACCCAATGGTTGAGAAGCACCAAAATATGTAGAAGAGCCCTGGAAGAGTTCTACAAACTCTCCCAGGGTTTTGTCAAGTAGTTCCATACTAGAACGGTGTTTTTTCTGACGGTTGTTCTTCGTTGTTGTGGGTTGCTCTCACAGCACCTTTTTTACATGACTGATAAAAGTCAAAAGCTGCTTTGATTGTTTCTTCGCTCTCCACTTGTCCGATATGCTCGATCTCCCAACCATACCAAGAACCCAAATTGTTCTTTTCTAGAACAGTTTTAAGTAGGTACTGCTGAGTAAATGGTGCAGGTCTAAAGAAACTTTTACCATCTTTACTCTTTTGTCTAAGAGACATCATCATTGAATTCCACTTTTTAGATTTTTTTCTTTGAGTAGATTTCATTGTTAGCAATGCCGTAGAAGATTTATCAGGTTCCACTACCATAATGTAATGAGAAGCTGTTTCTTCAACGTAGTTACCATTCTCAAGTCTATCCTTACCTTTTTCGTCTCTAGTAGTTTTAGACATGATATCCGAATCAGCAGGATAAACATTTACAGGAGCAACCGCACCCTTATCTCTATCCTTCCATTCGATGTACTCGAGTTTATAAAAACAAGGGATAACTGTTATTCCCCCTGCTCCATTATATAACTCGTTGGTCACAGTGTTGTAGATCATTCCTGGTCTAGCTTCCGCTATAAATTGACTATCACCTTGTGTGACTTGTGGTGAAAGTTGTCCAAGAACTTTAAGAAATGGTAATGCTAAACTATTTGAATCTACATTATCAAATCCTTCATCAGCGAATTGCTCTATGTTTAAAGATGCAACTGCGCCTGCTTGTTGTTTAATCGCTACTTCGTTCGATTGTTCGTCTTTTATCTTCATATTATTACCTATTATTTGTTAGTTATTTTTGTTTTATTTGCGATGTATACACCGAACAAATCAAATGGTAACTCTTTACCAGTTTCAACTTGTTCTTTAACAAAAGCTTTGAGTGTCATAGGTTCAACTTTTTCTTTTTTATTATAGTTGAAACCATGTTCCTCACATACTCTTATTAGTTCCGAGACTTGGTTGTCTTGGCCTCTGTTGAAAGAAGCAGTTACAGTGTTCTTGATTAAATCTTCGAACCCCTTACTTCTTAACCAACCAAAGGCTTCCTCAACTCTTGATTCAGGAATTTTTGCTGCATAGAATGGTTTTACTTCTACTGTAGAACCATCGGCTAACTTCAACAAAGATACACCAGCTTCCTGCATCATCTCTGGAATGATTCGCTCTTCTAAATCACGCGCTTTGTGTTTTAAAAGAGATAATTTTTCTTCTTGGTCTTCTATTTGTTTATTAAGGTCTTTTAAATGATTACACTTATCAGAGATAGATTTTATACTATCTTGATCAATGTCTATCGATGACATTTTTTCTATATCCATATATCCTCCTGATGGTCTCTTAAATTATTCATTTGACCTTTGCAACAAAAAAATATAATTAATTTTCAAGATGTGGAAATACCCGTACGAAACGAAACCTTACGAACACCAACGTAATGCATTAAACGAATCTGCTGAAAAAACGCAGTGGGCTTATTTTATGGAAATGGGTACAGGTAAAACAAAAGTGACCATAGATAATATGGCCTATTTATTTTTTAAAAGAACTATAACTGCAGCTTTGGTCATTGCACCTAAATCTGTATATACCAACTGGGAGTCTGAAATAGAAACCCATATTCCAAAAGTAATTAAATACAAAATTTATAAATGGAATCTAGATAAGGACAAAGATTATCACGATTTAAATAACTTTAAAGATTTAAAAATATTTTTAATAAATGTTGAAGCTTTATCTACTAAGAGAGGTTTTCAAGGTTGTATAGATTTTTTATCTAAAAATAAAGAAAACTTTGTAGTCCTTGATGAATCAACAACAATAAAAAACCGATCAGCAAAACGAACAAAAAACATTTTAGGATTACAAAAATTATCTCATATAAGGCGAATACTAACAGGATCCCCAATAACAAAATCTCCATTGGACCTATATACACAATGTCAATTTTTAAGTCCAGAACTATTAGGATTCTCTAGTTACTTAGCTTTTCGAAATAGATATGCTGAAATGACAGATATTCCTGTAGGTTCCGGTCGATTTATTAGTGTGCCTAAGTATTATAAACGCCTGGAGGAGTTAGAACAGAAATTAAAACAATTTTCTACCCGTATCCGTAAAGATGAATGTTTAGATTTAAAACCAAAAGTAAGACAAAAACGTTACATTGAACTTGATGGTGAACCTAAAAAAATTTACGAAAAATTAAGAACTAATGCTCTAGCTATTGTGGAAGATAGCACCATATCTTTTTCTAACAAACTTACTGAAATTATAAAACTTCACCAGGTGTGTAATGGTTTTACTAAAAATGATGATGGGGACATCATGACTTTACACAAAGCTAAACTAAATGCTCTTGATGAAATTTTAGAAGAGACGGATGGTAAAGTAATTATCTGGGCAAACTATATCTATAACATAAAAGAAATTATAAAATTTTTAGAAGACAAGTATGGCAAAGAATCAGTAGTCAGTATCTATGGAGATGTAGATGTTTTGACTCGTAAAGAAGCTGTGACTAGAATTCAAAACGATCCTAAAACTAAATTTCTTGTGGGCAATCCAACTACTGGTGGTTTTGGTTTAACTCTTACTGCTTGTAATACAGTAGTTTATTTTTCTAATAATTATAATCTTGAAGTCAGAATGCAATCAGAAGATCGTGCTCATCGTATGGGTCAGAAGGGCACTGTTGTTTATATTGATATTGTGGCTAGAGGAACCTTAGATGAAGCCATAATGAAATCTCTAACTAGTAGAGGTCAGATAGCTGCAAAAACTCTTGGGGAAGAAGATCTAAAGTCTTGGTTGTTGTAGTTTATTAAACTGTTCAACTCTTTCCAAAAACTTCTCACCATATTCTTTTAGGTCTGGTTCTAATAATTTAAATTCTTGATATTGTAAATCTCTAGTACAAATTGCTATAACACCTTGCTCTATGGGTCCGTAATTTTTTGTATGGGCTAGATAGTATGCTCCCAACTGAAGTTTATAATCTTCTACCCACTCTTCTTTTTTTGGTCTGTTAGATTGTTTCCAGTCAACAATACTAGGTTTGCCATAAGCCACGCAAGATAAGTCAGCTGTTCCTGCAAATTTATTTTCGTATTCTAAACTAATTTCATTACCCCACACTTCATCTATTTTAATATTATCTAAAATAGTTTTTGCCATCATTCTAGGTTTTGCACCTTCTTCCATAGCATTATAATAACCTTGGCCAGTAAGTGTGTATTCTAAAACTTGGTGCATTTCTGTTCCAATAGTAGAGGCTTGCCTCATAATTCTATCAGCTTCTGCATCACCAACTTTTCTTCGCCACATTTCTAAAAATCTTTTATCTTTAGTAGCACCGAGAATAGTCGTTACGCTAGGAACTTTAATATTATCTACTAAATATTTTCTACCTGTAGTGTCTGAAAATCTATTGTAATGTTTATAAGGGTATTTTTTTACTAACTTCATTAGTTAGTAATACTAAAAATGTTGTGAAAGTACAGCTAAAAGTATGGCACCTAGACCACCAATAATAAATTTTTCTAATCTCATAATTCTGTTTTCCATTCTTTCAATTCTTTCGAAAGTCTGTTTCTGCATAATTCGACAGATCTTCTCATGATATTCAATTCTATCCATTGCAGTTTTTTTAGTCATTATGCTTGTCCTTGTCTTCTAGCAGCAATCAATGCGCTGGTTGGATCATTAGGAAATAGAGCTTGTACTTGTTGCGGTGTCACTTGTCCGGTGTCCGGTGTTCCTTGTACCATAGGTTGTGGCTGTACTGGACTTTCAAATTCTAAGTCTTCCATAACAGATGTTTTTTCTACTTGTTCAATAGGAGCTTCTGCTTCCTCTACCATCGCTTCAGTGCCTGTAGCAGCTCTTAACATGTTAACAGAATTATTATCTATTTCTAAATTTCCTGAGGAACCTGAGAAGTCATCTGCAAATAAAACTTCAAAGTTTTGTTTTGGAATAGTTTTTTCATTATAATTTGGTGAAGGCACTGATGCCTCTAATTGTAACAATCTTTCAGTAATTTCATCAGGATTTACATCTTTTGCATTTACTCTTGGTACATCTGCATCACTTTCATTTAAATAATTCATCAGTCTTGCAAACGCTTCTCTTTTTTGTGTTAAACCTAATCTTCCTATTACAGATGGTTTTTGTAAAACATTTGCTGCTGTTTGAATATCTCTACCTTTAAAATATCTTCGACCAATACCAAGAACTCCTGGTACACCATCTCCGACTTTTTTACCCATTAACAATGCAATCTGTTCTTCAGGATTTAATGCATCATTCCAAGCTCTCATAGCTATTGGATCAGTTAATATTTGACCTGCACGTCTACCAAGTAAAACAAATAAAGCTGGTGCAAAAGGATTTACTGCTGCTGAACCTCCAAGAACTACTGCTCCTGCAAACGAGTTTAAACCACCTAATTGTAATCTTCTTTGCATGAAAGTAGATGTATCAGCTATTGGTGTGTCTGAAACAGCTTTCATGTAAGTTAAGAACTTTTCGAATTCTTTAGCTTGTGCAGGACCTCCCAAAATTGTAGTTAGTTTCTTCTTAGCTACATCATCAGTAGGGTCTGCAATACCTAGTTCTCTTAAAAATTTATTAATATTAAATCCTGAGGTATCCTTAGGACTAAATTTAATTTTAGTTGCATCAAAAACATCATTACCTGTTTTAACTTTAGTAATATCAAAATCTAAAGCACCACCTCTTTGAGCCATAGCTTCCATTACATCAACGGTTCCGTTGATGCCTGTTTTAACGGCAGCATCATTCATAATTTCATCAATCATGGTTCTACCTGCGGGAGAAGCTGCAGAGTCGAAACCCCTATAGAAAGAATTAAACATCCATCTAGCTTTGGCAGCATTATATAAAGCCTCACCACCACCTTTAGTAATACCTATCTCTCTCCCAGTTTTTCTTGATACAATTTTATCTGCTCCTAATAATTGTCTAAATTGTTTAATTGCAGTCGAATCACCACGTGTGAATACATCATTTGCTAAATCATTAAAAAATCTTTGAGCTTTTTTTTGTTCAATACCACCAATACCTGCTAACGCTTTGTTTGTGAATGCGGTTGAATCATAACCCTTAAATGTTTTTGTAATGTTAGCTCTTTGATAAAAATTCATTAAAGTAGAAAAAGTATCGTTAGCTCTATATAATTGATCTTTTAATTGTTCTGATTGTTTTAATACTAAATTTAAATCTGCATCAGCTGCTTCCTTACCAACGGTTTTAGCTAAATTTTCATAAGATTCTTTGAATGCAGCATCTTTCATAAATGTTTCTTTAGTGATGTTGGCTCCAAATGAATTTAAATCATTTTCTAAAGCTTCTCTGATGGACCATAATGTAGGTCTAATGTTTTGATAAGTAGTGCTTGAAATAGCATTATTCATAGTTTCCA